TTTACAGAAATATAAACAGAATCTTCTGCTGTTAGTCCGTGTGTTTGTGAAGTAGAAACTGTGACCAAATTTCTAGAAATATTTCCAATAATTGAGTCATAATTTGTTTCAAAACTGTGATATATTCCTGTTCCAATTCCAGTAAAGAAGAGAGTACTCAGACCTCTTGTTGTGGATGCAATTCCAACAAAAATTCCTGTAGAACCCAAACCAACTCTTACAGTAGAAATACCAATCAAATCTTCTGAAATTTTTGCAACAAATATCTGTGATTGATTTGCAAGAGTAACTGATGTTGAAATTCCATTTGTAGAAACTCCAATTGAAGATCCAGTATTTGGAGAATATGTCAGTATGTCTCCAGTTTCCAATTTGTGATTTGGAAGGTAAATTGTTTTTGTTGGAATAAAAATTTGAGTTATTCCTGCTCCTGGATTTGATATTGTAAGAGTGGTTCCAATTCCAACTCCTGCAATCGTTCCAAGTCCAACGGAGTCTTTAGGATTAAAATATATTTGACGGTTTAATTTGTAATCATATGAGGTCGTAATTCCAGAGGTAATTTTTAATTTTCTTGGATTTTCATATAAAGTTTCTGTTGCAGTATGAGAAATGCCAACGGTACTATCAATCTGTCTTAGAACTCTAATTCTAGAATTGAGTGGATCTACATTTAATATTTTTATCTTTTCTGTAGATATTGTAAAAATATCATTTTCACGGATACTTGTTGGACTTAAATTACCAGTAACAGAAAAATAAGTAACAATTCCTGTTGCAGATGCAGTTCCGACTCCCACATTGAGTGTCAGAATATTTGATGTTGTAACTCCAATAGAATATGAACTTAATTGAAGAGAAGTTGATGTTGTGTTTAATCCAGAAACACTGATAACATCATTATTTTTTAAATTGTGAGGATTTTCGGCATATATTGTAAATGAATTTTTTTCTTCACCAGAGAAAAATTCCACATTACTAATCGTACTTGTTGCAGTACTGACCAGAGTTACAGATTTTCCTTTTATTCTAGAAACTTTTGCAGCTGCACCATATCCTTTTGTCCCACTTTCATCAAATACAATAGAATTATTTACCTTATAACCATCTCCACCACTATTGATTCCAATATTTTCAACTGAACCAGGAAGTGTATACTTAACATCAACCGTCTGATTTAAATTATTTGGAGTTTGTAAATATGAATATGATGCAGTACCATTGATAATATTATACGGAGTCGTAAATCTTAACCAATTTGTTTGATTTAAATCAAAATCGTCTTGATTTGATGCAATTTTAAAATTAAATTCGTTTGGAATTGATTTGAAGGCATCTCCAATCAAATATGGAAATACTGGTCTTCTATAATTTACAAATGGTCCAGAATTATCTGAAGAAGTATAATTTATAGTCGTAAAGTATGCATAAGTTCCATTTGGAAATTCTGGAGTAACACCAAATCTTCCATTATTATGATCCAGAACAGTTTCATCACTTTTTTCAGAATATACATAATCTTCTACAAAAAATCCAAGTGGAAAATTTGGTCTTTGTTGTAAAGAATTTAATTCATATCCAGATTTCATAGGAGAAATTACTCCTCCTTGTTTGGTTATGTATCCATATGGACCATAAATAGGATTTCCATCATATGCCCAACCAATAATCGGAGAATGTTTTGTTGATAATTGTTCTGTATTGTTAACTTTAATGAGATCAGGGCTTCCATATAAAACGTTTCCGTTCTGATTTACAGAATAAACTGCTTCTCTTAATTTTCTTGGAGCATATAAATGTGAATATTCTAATTGATAGTTTTTATTGAGACCTTTTGAGAGAATTCCATCATCATCTGTAATATTATTAAAATATTTTTCAAATAAATTCACTCTCCAAGTTTGTATTTTTGGATCAAATTTGCAAGAAGATCCTGGTGGTGTGATGGTAATAAAAGTTGATCTTTGTGAATATCCAATTCCACCGTTAATAATTTTAACAGAAGTTATTGCACCATTTTGAACTATTGGGGTGATGGAGGCACCAGATCCACTTCCAATAATAGAAATATTAGGAGAAGAATAATTGACTCCAGAATTGTTAATAATAACGTCAACAATTTTTCCATTTTCAATAATAGGAGTTAATTGTGCATTTGATCCACTATCTAATGTTATACTTGGTTGACGATTATAATTTAAAATTTCTGAAGATCCATATCCAATTCCATTATCTGATAGATGAACAGAAGTAATCTGTCCTCTAAATATTGGTTTAATTATAGATTTAAAGGTTTCTGACCCCACGGACGAAATTCCAACATCTCCAACAATTTCAACACTGATTTCTGGGTAATTAAAAATATGTGTTCCAGATCCAACAGAATTAAAGTTGACGAATTGTTTTGTATTATAAAAGAAATCTTGATTTGTTGATCCAACACCCACTTGAGACAGTCTAAATTTATCACTATCAACTACTGTAACATAATATGAAGTGTTTGTTGTAAGACCACTCACAGCAGTCCCATCAACATTATAAACTACAACTTCTCCTGATTTGTAATCGTGATTTTCAATTTCAACAATACTTAATGCTGTGCTGATTCCTGAAGATTGTAGTGTTCTTTTTTTGTTTTCATACCCACTTCCAGTATTGATAATATTAATAGACCCAACTACAGATTTTTTATTATATGATTGGAGAGTATGATTTCCAACACCATAAGAAGATAAAACAACAGTATTAATTCCAGAAACTGCATCATCTAAAGTTTTGTGCAATTTAACAACATAAGGAGAAATCGTAGACACATAATATGAAGAATCTGTTGAGAGACCTCCGACTGCAGTTTGTCCGTTTGTTTTATAGATGATTCTTTCAGAATTTCTAAATTTATGATAAGTTCCAAATCCAATTGTTGAAACAGTGCTTCCTATACCAACAAGAGCAGAAGGACTTTCCGAATTAAATGATGACTCATGGTCAATGAGTTTCATATTCACACTGGCATTCGCACCAATACCATTTCCACCAGTTATGTTTATTTTTGGAGTGTTCTTATAATCAAATCCAGGATCAATAATTTTAATTTCAGATAGAAATCCTTTTACTGCACAGTAACCAGTAGCTCCATATCCAACAGCATCAGATATAATCAGAGTTGGAGGAGTAATGACATCATATCCAGATCCAGGTGCAATTACATCAATATTTTGAAGTGCTCCATAATAAACTAAATCTGATGATTTATAATTTAATATTTCAACACCATTAATTAAAATTCCTGTAAATCCTGGATTTGTTGGATATGTTTGACCATCACTTATTGGAGTAGATACTTCTCTTAATAGTTTTTGTGAAAGAAGAGCTTTTGATTTGAAATCATAAAGTTCAATTTTATTATTACTTACAGATGTTACATCATTCACATATTCAAAATTTGAATAATAAATACTGTCCTTACTTTTTGCAAATTGTATGTTGTTTTGATCAATTCTTTTAACATAATAAATTCCCTCATCAAAGAGTGAACTTACGTTTACATACGTTGTTACTCCATCGATAATAACAGGTCTTTTTTCTGGAGTATAATAAACAATATCTCCTGTATAAAATCCGTGATCTTTTGTTGAAGTGATGTTGAATATATTAGTCGATCCAACTCCAGAAGATGGAAATGTTCCAGAAAATGTTACAGATTTGTTGTATAAATCTAAAGGTTGGTTATAATATGTGGGTATAGATGAAGAAGAAATCAGTAATTTTTCATCCAATTTGTATAAATTTTGAACATTTGAATTTATATTTGATAAATTTGGAAAAGTATTTGAATTTATCTTTAATAAATTTCTTCTTATAATGTATTGATCATTTGAAAGAACTCCCTGCCCAGATATTGAAAATGATGTGGAAGAATCGACATTACTAATCGTAGATAATTTTTCAGATCCACTAGAATTTATAATTTTAACAGAATCTCCAATTTTAAAAATATGTGGAGTTTTAACTGTAATGTTGTAGGTGTAATCAAAAGTATTTTGTAAAGATACCGAAATAATTTCATATGATGATGCAATATTTAAAAACCAATTATTAAACAAATAATTATCAATATCTACACCAAGCGTTCTTATTTGTGCAGTATCTCCGACATGATAATAACGAGTATCACTGCTAATTGAACAAGATTTAATAACAGAATTAATTCTTACTTTAATTAATTCGTTAGATACATTCGCATATGCATAAGTATTGATTCCAATTTGAGATTTATCTTCAATGATTCCAACTATTCCAGAACAATCAAAAAATTGAGTTAGTGATTTATGAGAATATGAGACTATTCCTGTAGTATTATCATTGTAAGTTACTGAAAGTTCACCACTTTGTGGAAACCCAACTGTGGAATCCACTGATAATGTTGTAGTTCCCGTAGAAACAGATTCAATTAATTGTGTTTTTGAATGAACTACAAAGTTTCCATAAACTGCACCATCAACTCTAATATCACGACTATATCCAGAATCCAAACTTAATTTGTAATACGTATTTCCAAGTTCAGAAATTACAATCTCAACATCTGCAATTGGTGCATATGCTCTTGAAATATTATGATATTGATCTTGAAACAATGTTGCATTTAGTAAATTTAATGGATCACCTTCAATCCTTTCTACAACTAAATCATCGGTGACTCTATAATTTGCATCTGATGGTCTAAACAAATAATCTTTTGGTCTAATAATAACAGCACTTTCACCATATAATGCATTGAATAGAATTTTAAATGACTCATCAGTTCCCTTACTTAGATAAAAATCCTTTGCCTGCTTAATAAAAAGAGCTTGGTTTATATTTGAACTTAAAGTTCTATTTTCAAGTCCTGGTAATAACTGATATTTTGTTTTAAGTAAAAATTCTTTTAAAAATAAAGAACTTAAATTTTTAATTACTGATCCAGATGTATGTTCTGCAGATTCACTTTCTGAGAAAACTAATTGATCCGGATAATTTTGTTTTGTAAAAGAAGTAGTGCCAACAAATCCTCGAACACATCCGGTAAAAGAACTTGATGTTTTTCCTGTATATGTAATAATTTCATTATCAATTTGCAAAACACCATAAGAATCTGGAAAATCTTCTATTCCAACACCAGTTTGATCTATAATAATATCTGTATCAAAAAATGAAATATCTTGCCCAAGAACTGTAGAATCTGTTTGATTCGTTAATTCATCAATTTTTACATATCTATCAATATTTTGAATTAAATCTGCAGGAGCCCCCTTAAATTCTTGCGAAATATAGTATTGTGATAAAAATTCAGAAATTAATGGAAATTCTTCTATTACATAATTTGGAAGTTGATTTTTAACAATGTTGCTGAATTGAATTCTTTTTTCTGTCATTTTACACTCTTACCAAATTTCCGTTGTTATAACTTGAAGTTACGATATAGTTTGATGCTGATGGATCTAATCCAGATGAAATCTCATCGATTACCATTTCAAATATACTATTATTAATATCTAGTTGCAAATATAAATCCTGTAACCCAATCACGTCATTTGATTGTGGAGTTGTAGAAATTTGAATTATTGATTGACCATCTTTGATTTTTGCAGATGTAATATTAATTGGATTTAATGTTATAATACCTTTTATGTAATCAATTCTTCCAATACCTCTTTTTATAATCGTTGGATTTGTAGAAGAAATATTTGGAATAGTAAACATAAAAATAGAACCAGTACTTCGATTTGTATCTGGAATATCAGATATATAGACCTCTTCAGAAATTCCAGATACTCTAAATGCCGTAGATTTGATATTATATCCATTCATACTATTAATATGAAATTGATTTCCAAATCCGATTGAATATTCTGCAAAAGAATTCAAAACTACACGTAAGTCTCTTCTCATTTGAATTCTTGTAATATTTGATGTTACTGCATCGTGACTATCATCAATAATTTTTAAAAATTTACTGTATTTAAATCGAGCACCATATTTGTTAAGTTCTGTAGATTCTGCATATTTAAGAGCATTTGATTGAACAATGCTCGATATGTCAGATGCACTTGGTGCTAAATTTGAATTATAGTATACATTCGAAATTACTTCCAAGTAAAGATATTTTAGATCCAAAATTTCAGGAACAATTCCCGCAACCGCATATTGTTTCAATTTTAATTTAATATTTTCCTTAATTAAATTTGGTAAAAAATCTCCTGTTCTTGGTTTAATACTAATAAAAACTTTCCCATACTGTGGGGGAATCAATTCCTCTCCACCAAAAACAGAGATAGATTCTGTCTCTGGATAAATTTTTGCAGGAATTAAAGTTTCATAATCATTAGATGTAAGTGCCCGATTTTGAGATGCATAAATTCTCGGTGCAAATTTACGAATCGATTCTACTGGTTCAATAGATTCTCCACCTGAGGATATTAAACCTGTTGAAAGTAAAGAAATACCTGAAGTAATGTTATATGTAATTGAGTTTCGAGTATATGAAAGTCTTCCTGAAAATGTAAATTGACCGATTCCATTTCCACTGTCACCATTTGATACAATATAAGAAACCTGAATATAATTTCCGTCTTCAAGTGCTTTTCCAAAAACACCATCACCAAAAATTAATTCATATCTTTCATCTTCAATTTCTTGAATATAATAAACTTCTGATTCTGAATTTACATTAAACAAACTATCTTGAAGATTGTATTTAACTGAGATTGTAGAGGTCTCATTTGGTCTTACAATTGCAGAAATCAAATCCGTATCAATTCCAGAGTTTGGAAGAATATATCTCTGATTTGGATTTCTTGGATTATATGTAAAATTACTGGTTAAAAGAACTCCCTCATAAATTTTAATTTCATCAAATGATGCAATATTATTAAAAACAGGAACTGTAATATCTTCGAGTATTGAAAATACAAATGATTGATTACCAAAGGATCCTGAAGTGCTCGCAATTGGTCCCTTGTGTAATGTAAGTGATACTGGAGGTGGAGTGATGTTCGAAGTATCTACAAAAAAACTAACTGTCGATGTTGCTGCCTTTCTTGACTTTGGAACATATCCAATATTTCTTGCAAGTGAAACAACATTTTCTCTGAGTGTTGCACTATCAATAAAAACTTCATTTGCAACCATATTTGCATTATATGAAGTAATATAGGTGTTATATGCCAACACATCAAGAATTGTCGAGAGATTAGATCCCTCAAAGTCATAATCCGTAAAGTTGGAATTGGCTTTTAAGTAGTTTTTGAGAGTTGTCTTAATCTGGTCAAAATCCAGATTTGTAAAATTGACTAATGGCATTTACCTAATTACCGAGTAGGTTGCAAAACAAATTCAAGTTGCTGAGGCAACACATCTGCACCAATAATTCGATATTGAATTAAAAC